GTGGAAACCCGGCTCCTCCGAATAACCGTGGTACAAAAGGGTCAAAACCCGATCTCCTGAGTATACGGAACGCACCAGAGTAGGCGATCCGCATGCAAAGGAAATGTGAGTTTCTAACGAAAGAAGTCGGGGCTAACCCAGGCCCACGACTCCAGACGGGGATAAAATCGTCCCTCTTCACACGCGAGCGTGCTTGCAGTGAAGAAGTCGATATAGTATCCACCGAGATCAAACGTGATCTCTTAGAACTCACGGCGACCTTATCAATGAAAGTCTCGCAGAGATTTCCTGACTGGAGGGATACGAGATCCTTTCCAGCCGAGATGTCTCCGCCAGTCTCTCGAATGATATCCGTGTAGTGTTCAGATTGCTCGCGTGATGACACCCCAAAAAGGTCATCACCGACTATTTTAACACGACGGCGGTCGCCCGGGATTCCTCCTTCTTCTGCCCGCCTAGCGGCGAGCAGCCAGCAACCCAAGTTGTACAAAGACAACAAGGGCCAGGTTGTCCCACAACCCATGAGTAGGCCGCTCGAAGTCTCCCACGTGTCATTACGATCGTGGATTTCGAACGGACCTACGCATAGTCGTAGGACTTCCAACGCTGGCTCACCCAGATTCAACGAGTCTGACAGGCCGTCGATAAGAGCACTTCCGATTAGGAATTGCACTCTATCCGACGCTTCCGTCAGATCCGTGGACCGGAGCCAGTCGCCCCGTTTGGTGATCCACCGAGTTACACTGGTAACCGGATCACCCTCACGGGCCGACAGGCGAGGGTCCTGAGAAATCAGGGTGAGTAGGAGATTATTGAGATAGGAAGACGCGAGCCCGATGCCATGCGGCATCGGGGTAACAACTCGTGTTTTCGATGATTTCTCTTGTATGACAGACCTACGGGTCTTCGGCGGCGGCTGCGTAGAACACGCAGTCTCGAAGGAAGCCAGGAGAGCAAACAAATGCTCCCGCTGGACCTCCCACTCGTCGAAAGACAATGAGTATATCTCACCGTAGGATTTGTCCCACAAGAAGAAGATTTCATCTGCCTGGCGCACGTGGAATTCATTGTCGAAATGATCGTTCTGCAGGGAACTACCCTGTATGATCGACCAACCGTCAAAGATTTCTTTGTACTTGACAGCTATCTCGAAAGCTTCATTACGGTCAAAGCCTCTAGACCGGAAGGCGTCATTTAGACCCTTCGTTCCGCGGAAGGACCCACCGGCACGGACTGTGTTCTCGAAAGAAGCAGACGTAGAATACGCCAGCTTCACAGAGTCGACTGTCCGTCCGTGGGCCCATCTTCGCGCGAAACATCGGAACCATTTGATGGTTTTCCGGTCAACACGTGTCGACGAAGTGAG